CAACTTTTGGAACAACTCAGTCACTTTCTTCTGTTGTTCTGCTTTCTTCTTCTCCAGTTCGGGAATTACTTTATCAAATCTGATATCACCACTTGCTTGTGCTTGTTTCTTATTATAAAGATCATCATTGATGCGTTTCTGTTCCTTCATCGCATCCATCAAATCATCAAATGGTTTGCTCTGCTGTTGAATAGCTTCAGATGGCATTCCACTCATTGTCATAAAAGTTTTTCTTTCTTCTCTCAGATCCTGAATGTCTGAGAATGAGAACTGATTTCCTGCCGCTGTTGTTCCTTTTCCACCGATGAGTTCTTGACCTGCAAGTTCAACCTTTTGACCAACATCTGCGATTGCTTTTGTTCCTGCAATAATTCCCAATCCAGCAAGAACAACTGGATTTGTTGCCAGTGAAACAACAAGACCCAAGAGTGTAGTGGTAAGAGAAATAAGAGTTGTGATCAATCCAGCAAGTTTTATTCCAATTCCAATACCCAGGAGAGCAATGATTCCTGTCATAATCTTGCCCATATGTTCTTCAAGGAAATTGAAGACTCCCAAGACCTTATCTTTATTTCCTTCGTCAGTCAACCATCCAACAACTGAACCAGCAGCAACGTTTCCAAGGAATGTTTTAATTCTGTCAAGAATTCCCATTGCTGGTTTCTTGACAGTGTTAATCACTGGGGAGGTCAATCCTCCAATAAGATCTTTTGCTCCCTTTAATCTATCTTTTTCTTCATCCTGTCTTTTTGCGGTGACAGCACCTTGTCTTTGTCTCTCGGCAGTTTGTCTCTCAACACCCAGAAGTTCAGTTATTGATTTCGCAACATTATTAAGTGAATTAGCAACAGCGTTGAGTGAATTTGCAATGACATCAAAGACAGATTTCTTCTGTACTTGTTGCTGTTGTTTATTCTTTGCACTTGACGACAGAAGAGTCTGTCCAACCGTGAGTGCTCCTCCTCTAACACCAACACTTCCAGGCAATGCCTTTGGTGAGATGAAGGACTTCGCAGCATCAACGCTTGGTTTCCTCGTTCTTCCAGTTCTTCCTGCTCTTACTTTCTTTACTTCTTCAAGGAGAGTGAGAATTCTGTCATCTCCAGCACCCTTAGTCTTAAACTGAATGGTTGTGATTGCTTCCTTCAGCGCACTCAGATAACCCTCCTCGGATGAAATGTCATCCAGGTCGAATCCCATCTCCATTAGGATTTCGATTGGGTCAGCTGCAACCTTAGCCATTTTGACGCATCTTTTCGTTTTCTTCTTCGATGTGTTGCTGGAGAAGTGCTACATAAATGTCCCTTTCCCAGGGCATTAGATTCTCAATCTCAGTCAAAGAGTATTTATGGTACTGTAGGAGGGCAAAATTAAGTTTGAAGTAATTTTCCAGATCCATATGGATCATACCTATGCGAAAAAAGACTGCAAACCCTCCAACACGACAGAACTCTTTACACCAGTCTTTGGATTAGTCACCTCAACGGTGTGACTCAGTTTCGGCATTGTGTCAAAGAACTTTTCAATCTGCTTAAACTGAGAGGAGTTCATTTGTTCTAAGAACTCAACCAATTCTTTCTTAGTGCAGTCTTGTGCTGCCCAAACTTCTTCCTCGTTGTAGATCTTATCGATGCAGGATGCAATCAGTTCAAATGATTGGTCCAGTGTGGCATCACCGCCAAAGTCAAAGTTATTCTTAATGAATTGATCAAGAGATGGATACTTCATATCCATCATCAAAGTGTCATCCAACTGAATTCTCTTATTGTGGTCCTCACTTTCCTGAACCTCAATCTCTTCGATGTCAAGAGTGATGTCAATTGGAGTTACTCCGTCATCAGGAGCAGTGATGGTCACATCAACAATCTCACCAACAGACTTCGCACGAATATTAAGAAACAAGAATTCAATGTCAAAGGTTGGAAGAGTCTCAATCTTTACTCCTCTGGATTGGATGCAACCTTTCAGAACCTGCTTGATTGCGGTTGTGATTTGCTTTGTATCTTGAGTCTCCAAAGCAAGAACCAGAAGTTTCTCTTCCTTCACCAGGAAGGGACGATATTTGATTGTCTTCTTTGTCGAAGGCAGTTTCAACTCATAAGAAGGAGTTGCAATTGTTGGTAAAGGCATTATGTAAGATCAGGTGAGTTATTTAGCCGATGACACTCCGTTCACAAACGTAACGAATGTAGTCCAGTCTAACTGAGTAAGACAGTATCTGACTGTTATTATAAGATACTACAGAGGGAATGATTGAGAGTGGGAAAGCACCAACGAAGGTGTAATCCAGTCTGTAAGAGGGGGTGTCACCGAGACCAAAAGTTCTGTTGAGATTATCAACATTCTTCTCGAACTTTGTGATGTAAACTTGATCCGAACGATAAGACTTCGGATAATTCATTCTGTAGTTTGCATACCTGTCAACATAAGCATTCTGGTCTTGTGCGTTCTTTCCAGCAATGAAATCAATCCACCCCTCAAAGAACTGAACAACATCATACTTATAATTCACATTGAATGTGAATTGAATTGCTTCATCATATGCTTGTCTGTATGCCATTTTCTCAGACACACCGATGTAATCATTGGCAACATCGATTGTGCTCAACTTATGACCTGGGAGTCTTGTCTCAGTGCACTGCAGTTCGATTCCCTCACCATCTGCTGCATAATTGACACCTCTTTCATTCAGATAAGCAGCAACCAGAGCAGGTGGTTGAATCTTAACTGTGAAGACAGAAGTTTGTGCGAGATTTAGAAATCGACTGGTGAGTTCTGTCGTTCCAACTCTGCGTGGTCTTGGCGCACCAGATCCTGTGGATGCCATTTATAAATATGGATACTTATGTGATTATTTAGTGGGTATGGCGGAGAGTTGTAAATCACTTTTCAAACCGAGTAACCCATCTAAGTATCAGGGAAACCCAAATAACATTATTTGTCGTTCATCCTGGGAACGACGCTTTTGTATGTGGTGCGACACAAATGAAAGTGTCCTTCAGTGGGCAAGTGAAGAGTTTAGCATCCCTTACATAAAACCAACTGATGGGAGAGTTCATCGTTATTATCCTGACTTCCTCTGTAAGGTAAAACAAGCAGACGGAACAATCAAAAACTGGATTGTTGAGGTGAAACCAAAGAAGCAGTGCTCTGCTCCTGTTCAGGGTAAAAGAGTCACTAAATCTTATCTTTATGAGTGTGCTCAATATGCTGTCAATCAAGCAAAATGGAAAGCAGCGGAAGAGTTTGCTCTTGATAATAATGCAGTCTTCAAAATCATCACAGAAGAGGAGTTGGGTTTAGATGGCAACAAACGTCGAAACTCTAAAACAAGAAGAGTACCTCGGAAGCGAAACTGACAGACTTGGAACAGGTGAGGCTGATCGCATCACTAACATGGGTGGAACACCCGACGATAGGATGACTGAGTTGTTGGAATTGTTAGACCATTATGAGGTTGCACCCACTGTTGGGAGATATTATACCTTTATATATAGTGCAAAAACACCAGGAATTCGATATGATGAATTTCCACTCATTGCTTGCACTGGTGTTTACCCTTGGGGGTTTAGTGGATTGAACTATCACTGGGGTGATTTTCACAATTACACTTGGGAAGAATTGGGAAGTTATCTTTACCTCATTTATCCCAACGAACTGGAAGAAGCAAGAACCATTCCATATCAGAAAATTGTTCTAAATAGGTAAAAGACCAGTTCTTATAAATGGCAACAACCATCGCATCATCAAGAATATGGAATGGTCTTAAGGTAGACGAGACCACCTACATCGAGACTGGAAAGATTGAACTCAACTCGACTGGTGGGTCATTGCTTGCCTCATCGAGTGATTACAACTGGGAAATCGAAGACACAGAACTCTTCACAAGACTTTATAACAACAGAGCAAGATATCAAGCACAACTGACAACCACAGAATTCGAAAAAACATTCTTCAACGAAGGGAAAAATCTCTTCAACGTTGATCGTGCTGCTGTCCTCAACGACAAGTCAAATTATTCAAACCTGATCGCAGCAGATAATAATCAGTTGCAGTTTTTTAACAACAAAATTCCTGGTCTGCAACATCCAATAACTGGTCAAGTCGTAAACAATGACGGATCATTTACAGATGGCAATCCTTTTGGTCAACCTCCACAGTCTCTAAACAATGGAGTTCCAACTGAATTCGGGACTGCCTCACTTCCTAATGATCAACTAAAAGTTGGTGCAGTTCCAGGTCAAGACACTGAGGGAACTGTTGATCTTCCAGGAGGAAGGGCAGCAAGAAGTGGTGGGTTCCAAAGTATGAGATATCCCATCAACACCAGTGCTCAGTTCCCTGGTGATTACCTCAAAATCACTTCTCACAAGTATAAAGCAAGAGGAGCAAGAAACCCAAATTATGTTCCAGGAAGTGCGATTGGTGGAACCGCTCAAGACAGACTTGGAACAGCAATTGGAAGCGTTCTCCTCCCACTTCAAGCAGGATTAGCAGAAAAGAATGTTGTTTCTTATGAGGGAGAAACTCTGAACTTCATCGAAGCGGCATTTGGTGATGCTGCTTTTAAAATGATCGACATTGGTTCTGACAATCCAGCAAACGTGGTTGGAATGGCAAAAGCAGGAGTCAACTCCCTCATGGGAAGTTACAAAAAGGCAGCAGAAGACCCAGGACTAAAGAATTATCTGCAGGCATACTTTGCTGGACAGGCAATTGGCAAAAACCTCAGAAGACGACTGACTGGTCAAATTGCCAACCCAAACCTTGAGTTGTTCTTCAAGTCACCAACACTCAGAAACTTCGCTTTTACGTTTAAACTGACACCCCGTGAAAGTAGGGAAGCAGCGGAAATCAAGAGAATCATCAAATTCTTCAAAAAGAGTATGAATCCAAGAAAATCAGGATCTGAGGCATTCCTCTTCACTCCTGACATTTTCCAACTTCAGTACATTTATCAGGAGTCGGGACAACACCCATTCTTGCACAAATTCAAACCAGTTGCTCTAACGAGTTTTGACGTGAGATACGGCAATTCGACCGAATACATGACTTATGGTGAAGATGGTTCGATGCCAACTTATCAAATTTCCCTGGCATTCAAAGAACTTGAGCCTCTTTATGATAATGACTTTGACACCGAATCAGACGATATGGGGTTCTAACCAATGGCACAGTATTTCGATTACGTTCCTAACTTTGAGTACGTCAGTCGCCTGACTGATGCCAAAAAGATCAATGATTACGTTGAGGTCAAAAACCTCTTCAAGCGTGGAATCATTCGTTCTGACATTTTTGAGAATCTGGCATATTTCAACAAATATAAGATTATTGGAGATGAGCGTCCAGATGAGGTTGCGAACAAGATTTACAATGATTCCGATCTTGACTGGTTGGTGCTTCTTTCCAATAATGTGATCAATCAGGTCGAAGAGTGGCCTTTGGACCAACAGTCTTTCCAGAACTATTTGGTCTCAAAGTACGGATCTGAAGAAAACATCTATGCAGTTCATCATTACGAAAGTGATGAAATCAAGGATTCTGTCGGAAGAGTTGTTTTCCCTGGAAAACTCGAAGTTCCACAAAACATCTCAATTACCTACTATGACAGTGGATTGGGAGAAGAGAGAATTTCGACTTCTTTCACTTATGCGGTGACTAATTACACTTATGAAGAAAGGAAGCAAAATGACAGAAGAAACATTTATGTAATCAAAGCAGAATATGTCGGATTAATTATTGACAACCTTGAAGAGATAATGCCTTATCAACAGGGATCCTCACAATACGTTTCTCCATCGGTTACACGCGGAGATAACATCAGATTATACACGTAGAAAAAGTAATAGGCACAAAAAATGCCCAGAAAAAATTTCTGGGCTATTTTGAAATCAAAAGCTGATTTTCCCTCAGGATTCAGCCAACTTAGCGAAGTAACTTAGTGCATCGTCCTCACTGTCAGCGAGTGATGTCTGAGGGACACCATAGTCACTGTCGTCTTCAACCTCAACCTTCTTCTCAAAGGTGGGTTGATAAGAACGCTCCTCCAGTTCAGCAGGAGTCACTTCCTGACGGACAGGTGCAGTGACGTTGCGGTTGAGCACAGCGTTGAGACGACGCTCCAGGTCTTCATAAGACTTGAAGTTGGATGCTTCAGTGAAAGCAGTCAGGGAATACTCTTTGTTCCACAGTGCTTCCAGAGCATCATCATCTTCAAGCAGAGGACCAGCGGATGCGAACTCAGACTTATCGTAGTTCCAGTAACCATCCTTCTTCACGATCTTCAGTTTGAAGTTGGCACCCTGCCAGAAGTCGAAGGGGTTGATGGGAGTTTCATCATCAAACTCAGGCTGCATTGCCTCCATGATCTTGTCAAAGATCTTCTTACCAAACTTGAACAGAAAGACTTTACCTTCGTGCTGAGGATTGGCAGGATCCTTCACAACATAAATGTTGGCATAATAAGACAACTTACGCTTTTGCTTACGGGCAATCTCTTTGTCAGAATCCAGTCCAGAATTCCAAAGAGTGCGGTTGTATTCTGCCAGCGGATCCTTTTGACCCAGCGTGGTCAGAGAATTCTCAATGTACCAACCACCAGGACCTTGGAAGGCATGACTCCATACCTTTGCCCAGGGGAGGTCTTCACCGTTAGGTGCGGGCAAGAAACGGATGACGGCAAACCCGTTGCCAGTCTTGTCCATTTCGGGTTTCCAGAGACGCTCGTCTGCCCCAGACGAACTTTGTGGATTATTAGACTTCTCAACTTCCTTGACCAGTTTGGCGGTCAGTGAACCGAGAGAGGATTGCTTTTTCAGATTAGAAAACGACATGTGTGTACCTATTAGTTAAGATTTGGCCTTTGTGTACTCCATTATTATGTCACAAAGGTTAGGATCGCTCAATTGATCCTCTCATTTCATCCAAGACTTTCGTCAT